AGCCCGCGCGGCAGGTCGCGAAGCGCAGCCGGCCTATTTCGTGCCCTCCTTCAAGGAGGACAACCCGGGCTTGGACACCGAGGCCTATGCGGCGCAGCTCGCGCGCCTCGACCCCGTCACGCGCAAGTGGCTCGAGAAGGGCGACTGGGACGCGGCGCACGGCGGCAACTTCTTCAAGCCTGAGTGGTTCCGCATCGTCGACTTGGCGCCCGCGGGTCTGAATTGGGTGCGCAGTTGGGATATGGCAGCCACCGAAGAGGAGCCGGGCAAGGATCCCGACTGGACGGTTGGCGCGAAGGTGGCCGTCGAGACACTGGAAAACCACGAGCGCCGCGTGTGGATATCCGACGTGGAGCGCTTCCGAGAAGACCCTGGCGTCACCGAGCGCCGCCTTCAAGCCACCGCCGCCACCGACGGCAAGCGGGTCACCATCATCGTAGAGCAGGAGCCAGGCAGCGCGGGCAAGGCGGCCATTTGGGGCGCAAAGACGCGGGTGCTCTTCGGGCACAACGTCGTCGGCATGCGCAAGACGGGGCCGAAGGAGTCCTACTGGAAGCCCCTCTCGTCGATTGCAAGCGCTGGCAACGTCTGCCTGGTGCGGGGTGCGTGGAACGAGGCCCTCATTCGGGAGTTGAAGGACCTGCCCGGCGCGCATGACGACCAGGCCGACGCCGTGGCTCAGGCCTTCGCGCACCTCGTCGACGAGAAGGCCTTCCAGCGCGCACGCACGCGGGCGACAGCCACCCTCTGACGCTGTACCCTGCCCCGCATGGCGAAAAAGACACTGGCGCGCACCGACGCACCGAAGCCTAGGGCTGACGGCTGGACCAACGTCTACAGCGGATTGGGCGTCACGGGCCGCGACAAGCGATTGGGCGCAGCCTTCACCGCCGACAGGCTCGACGAGCAGACGTGCGAGGAAATGTGGCTCGGCGACGACATCTGTGCCCGGATCATCGAGGCGCAACCCGAGGCCGAGCTACGCCAGGGCTTCGAGTTGGTTGTGTCCGACACCACCGCGGCGCCCCGCCCTGCCCCTCCGGTGAGGCTCGACGGCAAGGACGGGCGAGAGGACAACGGCAGCGATCTCGCGCAGGAGTTGATGGCCCACTTCGATGAGCGCGAGGCGACGTTGAACCTCACAACTGCGCGCCAGTACGCGCGCGCCTATGGTGGCTCTGCGCTGCTGCTTGGCGCGCAGGACGGCCAGTCCTTCGATCAGCCCCTCAACGAAGGAGCCATTCGAAGCGTGCCGTGGCTGAAGGTGCTGCGCCCTCGCGAGTGCTGGCCGGCGCGGTACTACCGCACCCGCGAGTCGCCGAAGTTCGGCGAGGTGTCCCACTACCGCGTGCAACGCGACACCTTGGGCGGCGGCAGCTCGGGCATGCTCGAGGTGCACGAGTCGCGCATCATTCCCTTCTACGGCGTGGTGGTCTCGACGCGGCAACGCAGCGCGCGGAACAGTTGGGGCGACTCGGTTCTGGTGCGCGTCCTCGAGAAGGTGTCCGACTTCCAGGCCGCGTTTCAGGCCGCGGGCGTGCTGGTACAGGACTTCTCCCAGGCCGTCTTCAAGATGGCCGGCCTCGCCGAGCTACTCATGGGCGGCGACGACGACGTGATCATCAAGCGCGCCCAGTCCATCGACATGAGCCGCAGCGTCGCGCGCGCCCTGCTCATCGACAAGGATGAGGACTTCGAGCGCAAGGCGACACCCATCACCGGCCTACCAGAGCTGCTCGACCGGCTGTGCATCCGCATCGCCGCGGCTGCGCGCATGCCGGTGACGGTCCTCATGGGGCAGTCACCAGCGGGAATGAACGCAACGGGCGCCTCGGACATTCGCAACTGGTATGACCAAGTGGCCGGCGAGCGGACGCGGTTCCTTCTCCCTCGCCACAACCGACTCCTGCGCGTGCTGATGCTCGCCGCCGACGCGCCGACGAAGGGCAAAGAGCCGAAGCGCTGGAGCGTCAAGTACCCGCCGCTGTGGCAGATGACCGAGGGCGAAGAGGCGGACCTGCGCGGCAAGGTGGCGACGTCGGACGTTGCCTACATCAACGCGGGCGTGTTGTTGCCGGAAGAGGTGGCCGTCTCGCGCTTCGGCGGCGACAAGTGGACCATGGAGACGCAGCTCGACGAGAAGGCGCGCGCGGCTGCCGAGGCGGTGCAGGTCGAGCCAACTGCGGAGGTCGCGCCCATCGACCCGAAGCAACCCATGCCAGAGGACGAAGACGACGACGGCGAGCCAGAGGCGAAGACCGACGAGGAGGACTTCGAGATCACCGGGGCTGGCGAAGAGCCGGTCGGGAAAGAAGGCATCGACATCCTCGGGGGGTTGAGGTGAGACCGGCCGAGCGCATGGATTTTGACGAGTCGGCGATCGAAAGAGATGAAGGAGGCCGCTTCGCTGAAACAGGCGGCGCGAGCATCTCCGGGAACAAGAAGGACCCGAAGGCGGCGAAGGCCGAGGTCAAACGAGGGTCACTCGCAGCAGCCGCCGAGAAACTTGGCGGCGACAAGGCCATAGCGAAGAAGTTGATCGACGAGTGGCAGGCCGACTCAAGCCGCGGACAAGCCATCACGCTGAAGGCCGCGATCGCGCGCGAGTTGGGCGTCGACCCGAACAAGGATCTCGAGCGCACGACCGCATTTCTGGCCAGTCAGGGCGAGAAGAATGCCGCCGAACACATCGCCAAGCATGTCGCGGCAAGCGAGGACAAGAAGGTGCGCGCAACCGTTCGCGCGATGGCGCAGGCCTCTCAGTCGGCACACGAGGGGGAAACCGTGAAGTTGTTCCGAGGGGTGAGCGGCAAACAGGCGGACGAGATCCGCACATTCATGGCGGCGAATCCAGGCGCACCGATTCCACTCAACACGGACGCGGTAGCCTCATTCACCGAGCACGAGGGCACGGCGAGGGGATTCGGACACGGCGGTTTCATCGTCGAGGTCGAGGTGCCGAGATCATCAGTGGTCTTGTCGCATCGCGCATCGAAGGCGCTGAAGGACTTTGGTGACTCCGAGGTGGTAGTGGCGACGAAGGGGCGCTTCAACATTCATCCAGACAAGATTCGCGCCCACGTCCCAGAGCGCACCAAGTCTTGGGCAGAAATCCAGGCAGAGATGGCGGGCGGGAGGTGATGCAGCACCTCGTACAGGCACGGCGGCGCTACGTGCAGATGGTGACGGGTAAGAAGCCCAGGCGGCGCCCAATGCCCAAGGCCCTGCCGCCCAAGGCCATTGAGACGGCCTACACGCGCATCCTGCTCGACCTGATCCACGCCATGCGCATCGCCGCGCAGCGCGACCTCATTCCGAAACTGCACCGCTACGCGGAACACGCCCGCGACGTGAATGGCCGCACCGACGCCATCGACGACGACGTGGGGCTCGTCAAGGCCAGCCTAACCAACGGCGCCTTCGCGAAGAGCAACCTCGGCTCGCTGGCGAAGATGATGGCTCGCCGCACCTCCGACTGGCAGAAGGCGCAACTCGGGCGACAACTGCGCGCGGCTGTCGGCGTAGACGTCCCCATTCGAGACCCACGCCTCGCCGAGCGCATCGAGCTCTTCACCGCCGAGAACGTTGGCCTCATCAAGTCGATTCCAGAAGAGGCGCTAGCCCAAGTGCAGAAGGTGGCGCTGCGCGGCATCAGCGCGGGCGAGCGCTGGGAGACCATCGCCGAGTCCATCGAAGAGCGCTTCGCGGTGAGCGAGTCGCGGGCGGCGCTCATCGCAAGGGACCAAGTCGGCAAGCTCTACGGGTCCCTCAACGAGGCCCGTCAGAAGGACCTCGGCCTCACGCACTTCGTCTGGGAAACGAGCCACGACGAGCGCGTCCGCCCAGAGCATGAGGCACTCGACGGCAAGCGCTTCGCCTGGGACAAGCCACCGAGCGAGGGCATTCCTGGGTCTGCCATAAACTGCCGATGCAGCGCTTCGCCCGACGTGGAAGGACTGCTCGACTCTCTCTGACGCACGGACACCCCAGCCGCAGGTGGGTGAAAACAGCGGCTGTGCAGGACTGTCGATCCAACTCCCGACGGGCGACTGCGCCGGCTGCCTCCACGAGACGGGGGCGTTTCGCCTCTGGTGCAATCGTTTGCACTGAGGCACCGTTGCCAACATGGCGATTCGATTCGACCGAGGCGAACTCCAGAAGCCTTTGAAGATGTCCAACGGCTGGCTGCGGCTCGACGGCTACCTGACGCGCACCGGCATCTTTGAGTACCTGAAGCCCGACGGCAGCAAGCGCCTCGAGTTCCGCCCGCCCGACGAGGTCTTCAAGGCCGACTCCCTGGCGACCTTCTCGATGGTGCCCGTCACCGACGACCACCCTCCAGTCATGCTCGACGCCAGCAACACCACTGAGTGGGCGCGCGGCGCCGTCTCG